GTGTGTTTGAGTATATGTCTGGTCTATCAATACCTTGCGCTTCCATGGCTGCTCTAATCTCTTCGTATGATAGCAAGTGTATATCAAACTTGTTAAATGACATCTGACGATCTTTGCCATAGAGATAGTCAAGGCGCTCCATCATGTTGCCCTTTTTCTTTGACTTTTCATATGTTGCATCTTTTACGAACTTACCGTGTGTGTTCATAAGCAACTTAAACTCTTGAACTTCTTTTTGTGATGAGTCAACATGGTGGCAGTCTGGTGTTACAACAACCTTAATACCAAACTCATCCGCAAGTTCAATTAAATACTTATTAATGTGCGCTTCGTTGTGAGGCATGACTTCAATATAGTAGTCATCCTCAAAGCGTTCCTTAAACCAAGATATATATTTCTTAGCAAGAGCAAACTCTTCTTCTTCTAGTGCCTTTACAAGTACGCTACTTGGACAGGCAGATGTTACGATAATACCCTCTTTGTACTTTTCAAGAATCGTAAAATCAAATCGTGGCTTTTTAAAGAAACCATCTGTCCAAGATAATTCACTAATCTTGTTTAGGTTTTCTAAACCAATTTGATTCTTGGCTAGAAGGATAATGTGGTTGTAGACAAGATCTTGTTGACCTTGTCTTTCAGACTTATCTCGTGTATCAGATATGTCTGCACACATGTATCCTTCTAGACCTAGAATTGGCTTAATGCCCTTTGCTTTTGCAATACGGTGCAGTTCCCTATGCCCAGATAAAGTACCGTGGTCAGTGATGGCTATTGCAGGCATCCCTAACTCAACTGCTCGGTCAACGTATTCTTCTGGAGTAGCAATCCCATCAAATAAACTAAAATGGGTGTGGACATGTAAGCCTACGTAATTCATCTACTACCAGTCAGTATTTGTGCTGGTAATAGATGGGCCGTCAAAGCCAAGATAGAACGCTTCTTGTTCTGCATAAGGAATCTTGCGAAGAGCAGACTCAAGTGGATATGGCTCTGTGCCTGTCCAATCAAATGGCTCCTTGTCTGGTGCAGATGGAATAAGTGTGTAGTTGGTTTCAGTTCCCTGACCATTACGTTTCAACTTCCAGACAACATTTGAAATGCTTCCAGTCTCCATTGCGTATTCCTTGATTGTATTAAATGATGATTGCTTGCTGATACCCATTGACCAGATAGCAACATATGGTGGCTCTAGGCCATCGTCTACAAGAACATTGCAGTAGAAACGAAGACGGGCTCTCCAGCCAGCCTTTGGATCTTTGCGATGCATCTCTTCTGCCCAATCACGACCTTCTGACTCCATTGTATCTAGAGCCTTACGCTTGTAGTCCTTTGGGTTGGTGTGTTCCTTGACAACTAGTGCAAGTCCACGACCTTCGTTATAGTTTGCAGAGTCTTCGTCAAGTTCTTCAATAAAACGAATCTTTGCTGATTGTCCGTCTGCTAACTTTAGCCAACGAACCTTTGGTCCATCTGATTTTGGTTTTTCGAGCAGGGCATTGATGTTTTTTAGTCCCTTTACTACGCTCATATTATTCTCCTTTGTTATATGTTTATTGTATATTGTTTGCTTGTGTTTGTCAAACTATCTATTTGCTCCAAAAATTTGGTCAACAAAGTTGTCTGATTTTTGTAACAATTCTATTATATCACTGTCCAGCATATCACCAATATCTTTATATTTATTGTCTAATTTTATCATATATGCTTTTGATCCTATTTTTTCAATAAGTTTATTAGCCATAGTGTTTCCAGCATCATCGTTATCTGCTACTACACATATCTCACTAAAATATTTTTTTAATAACTCAATCTGAGAACTTGAACTCTTATAGCATCAAAAGACGACTCTAGAACATAAACTCTGCTAGAAGTCTTAATTCTATGCAGGTTAAAAAGTATTTTACTTTTTGGTAGACCTGGAGTATTTTTGAATTCTTTGCCTTCAATTGTTCGTGCAACAAAACCAATTGTCATTCCATCTGGAGATTGAACTGGTATTGTAACCATATCTTGTTTTTCAGAATAGCCAAGACTAAACTTCTCTATAGATCTTTTTGTTATTTTTCTACCTTCAAAATATCGCATTGCTCTAGGAGACTCTAGCGTTTGATTGTTTAATCTTTTTATTAATACCTCATCATATTGAATAAACTCTTTTGGTTTATATAACTTTTTATTAATAAGATCTTCAATGTTAGTTTCTTTTTCTTTACTCTTGATAAATCTGATAGATTCAAAATAAGACCTATTAGTCATCTTCATAATAAGTTCTTGAAGATCTGCCGTTTGCTGACAACTAAAACAAAAGAACAGTCCACTTTGTTTAGACACTTCTCCTGCTGGCGTTTTTGTGTTATTGTGATATGGACAAAATATGATAAAGTCTGAACCAACTTCTGATTCTACGGTTATGCCTGATCCAACAAGGACTCTTTTAATCTGTTCTTCTGTATATGTATTGGTCTGTACCCGTCTACCGCGATTATCCACTGTATCTTCTTTCTTCCAACGTGCATTCCATATGCTGTAAGGCCAAACTCAAAATAATTTTTGTCACTATTATATTTTAGCGTAAAATCTGGTTCAATGTCAATTCTTGGCGCATATCCAGTTTCACGCATCTGTATGACCAAAAGACGTAAATATTCTTCCTTAAGTCTAGGTATGTGAGATTCATCCTTGATGATGCCATCAAGATAGAAGTTTTTAATCGGTTTATGATGAAGTGACACATTATATTATAACGCCTTATCTTCGTAGTCTTTATATCGATAGTAACCTTTATCAAAATCTACCTGAACTAAAAACTCACCCATAAAACCATTGCGATTCTTTCTAAAGGCGCACTCGATAATATCTGAGTTAGTTGCCCTACCCAAAGCCATAACCCAGTCAGCATCGTACGCAATCTGTCTAGACCAGGCAGTCTGACCAAGCGTAGGAACACTGCTAAGATCATTTACATCATCTGGGGTAGCAGAGGAGATAGCAATAATTGGAGCCTCTTCTGAAATAGCCATAAGTTTAAGTTCACGAGACAAGTTCTTCATTCTTACTGTTTCATTATCAGATTTTTGATTTGGTGTCATAAGTTGTAGATAATCCACAATAACAAAGTCTGGTTTATATTGGTCTATCTTGCCACGTAGAACAGACGGACTAATCTCTCCACCCTGATCATTTGAGATGATATGAAATGGGTTCTTGCCTTCAAGGTGACGCTTGTGCCATTCCTTTAATGTGTCTATCTCAATATTACCTTGACTAATTTTACGATGTGACCAAAGTCCTTCACCCATAATTGTAAATACACGATTACGAACCTCTGTTTCAGACATCTCAAGACTAATAATTAGTGGTGTCTTGCCTTGCTTCCAAGCCTGTACCGCAAAATAAAGTGCAAGCCAAGACTTACCAATTCCTGGATATGCAAGGAATACTCCTAGTTGTCCACCAGTAATCCCAGATGGTAGATAGTTGTCAAATCCTGGTAGGCCAGTTTTAATTCCTACATTGCCCGCTGCTTCCATTTTTTTGAGATGATCAAAATAAGCAATTGCAGAATCTAGATCAATAACATCAATATCACGAACGGCAGATGTATTCTTTTTTAACTCTGACGTTTTTGTAATTAAATTATTTAATGCTTCTACACCCTTGTCATTTTGAACATCTCCTGCTGCAGAACGCAGAATGTCTTTAAGGCTATCATTTAAATATTCATGCTGTAATTCTTCTAGATGGTGCTTAGTTGCTCCAATATCTTCAATTACCTCAAAGTCTCTAAACTTTTCAACGACAAGTGATGCTGGTGGAACAGAACTATTGTGCTCAAAATAATTTCTAATAAAATTCCAGATATCTGAGTGCGTTCTAAGAATGCCATCAACGTTAGCCTGTAATAGAACGTGTATCTGCTTATCTTTTAATACAGCATTAATTACTTTTGCTTCTGAGTTATTCACTTAGCCACGCCCTTGCCTTCCTACGTCTTTCTAATCGATCTTTATCATCTTGCTCTTTATCAAGTTTAGCCTTTAAAATTTTTTCAGCATTATATGCAAAATAATTCCAAGACGGATCTTGTGCCACTTTAAAATAGTATTGAAGTAGGTCGTAACATGCTGGCAATCCATAGGACTCAATTAACGCATCTGAGGCCCACTGTTCTACATTTAAATTTAAAGTAGACTTTGCCTGATATCTTTCGTTATGATACTTAGAATATCTGCTTAGCAAAGCCATTCGGTCTTTGCGGTCTGCCATTATTCTTCTATTTCTGCCTTAGCCTCATTGATCTTCTCAGTCAATTTAGCCTCTACAAAGCCATAGACACGTTCCATAGCATCGTTGGTTGTCTCACCCTGCCTCTTTGCATCTACTACTCCCAAATCAAGTCGTAGCGATTGAAAATTGCCAAGATTTAATGTATATCCTAAAGTAACAGATACCTTAGTGTCTTCGTTTTGTTCCATTAGTCCTCCAAAGGCCTAGTTAATGCTTTCATTCCAAACAGGGATAAATCTACCATCTTCAGTTCTTGTATATGTAAGTATACCATCGCCCATTCTGCGTGTCAACTCTTGTTTAGTGGGAGTATTATTATTTGTAATTAATCCATCTTTTCTTGGTTGCCCCTGATGAATTGATGCAAGA